ACAAGAACCCTGTTAAAATACTAATAGAGGTAGTGGATGGAAAAGGTAAGAATACCTAAGAAGCTTGAGAAGTTTATCACAACTCCTAAACGGTTTAAAGTTGCTATTGGTGGCCGTGGTAGTGGTAAGTCCACTACTATTGCTAATCTTCTTATCGTCAAGGCTATCTCAGAGAGGGCGAGGATAGGATGTTTTAGAGAGTACCAGAATAGTATTGAGGATTCAGTCCATAGTTTATTAAGAGATGAAATTACAAGGCTTAACGCACCTGGGTTTGAAGTAAGACAGAAAGATATAAGGCATAGAGACGGGGGTTTCTTTAAATTTAGAGGCTTGGCAAGGTCAATAGACACTGTAAAGTCAATGCAAGGTTTTAAGTATTTTCATATAGAGGAAGCTCAGTTTTTATCAGACTCAAGTCTCAAGATATTGACACCTACTTTAAGAGAAGAAGAGAGCGAGTTATATTTTTCAGCAAATCCAATGAGCCAAGCAGACCCATTTAGTCAAAAGTTCATAGTTCCGTTCGAGACAGAGCTTAAAAGAGATGGATATTATGAGGATGATTTACATTTAGTTATATTCGCAAACTATTATGATAATCCATGGTTTCCAGATGTACTTGATGCAGACAGAAAAGCAGACTATATGAATCTTGACAGAGCAATGTATGATCATATATGGGAAGGTGCATACAATGATAGTGTTGAGAATAGTATTATTAAAGCCGAATGGTTTGATGCTTGCATAGATGCACATAAAAAGCTTGGATTTGAACCACAGAGCCAAATGGTGTTAGCTTATGATCCAAGTGACGAAGGAGAAGACACTAAAGCAATAGCAATAAGACACGGTTCTGTTATTACAGACATTCAAGAGATGAAAACAGGTGACGTTGAAGAGGGAACAGCCTGGGCATTAACACAAGCCCTGGATAATAGAGTTGACTTGTTTGTTTGGGATGCAGATGGAATGGGTGCAGGTTTAAAATATCAGATATCCAAAGCCACAGAAGGCAAAAAGATGATGACTCAGGGTTTCAGGGGTGGAAACTTTGCAGACAGACCAGATGATATCTACATAGAAACAGGCGAGAGAAGAGATAGCACTAAAGATTTTACTAATAGAATGACATTCAAGAACAAGAGGGCTCAGTATTATACGTTACTTAAAGATAAAATATACAATACATACTTAGCAGTTGAGAAGGGAATATATAAAGACCCAGATGAGCTAATAAGTTTTGATTCTAATATAGATATACTAAGGCAGGTAAGATCAGAGATATGTAGAATACCAAGGAAGTTTCATAATTTAGGCATGATTCAGATAATGAGCAAGCCTGACATGAAACGATTGTTAAAAATAAAGAGTCCTAACCTTGCAGATGCAGTAATGATGGCAGGAGTATCAAATCAGATGTTTGTTAAGGTAAGAAAGCCAACATTAAGACGAGTCAAGGTAGACTATGCAGCATAAAACAATAAAAGATCTAAGTATTTCAGATATACATTATATTAATAAATGCCTTTATGAACTTCCTCCAACAGATCAAGTTGGGCCAAAGCAAATAATCGGTATGCTGTATTATGATAATCTTGTGGTTACATCGGTTAAAGATCATTTTGTTATTTATAAAATAACCAATGAAGATTGTCATGTATACGCGGTATACTTCCCCGGTAATCTTCAGGAATATATAGATGGTTGGATGGATTATCTGAAAGAGAATGGAGTTAAAAGGCTTACGGCCCTAAGTGCTTTGCCTGAAGATAAGTTTGTCAAAGCGACTAAATTTACTAAAAAATATTCAGTTTATGAGAGGTTATTATGAGGTTTATAGGCGAACTATTAAAGGGTTTTAAAGTCAATGCAGCAGGTGGCGGATCTGATAATGCAGAGTCAATGAAGGATGCAGGTTATGATTTTAGCAATGTAAATGTAGCAGGTGGGTACACTCCTTACTCTGCTGCTACGCATGATCCGGCACAAACAGCTATTGAGAATAATAACGTGTCTGCTCCTGCTCCATCAAGCCCTTCAGAGCAGCCTAATTATAACTATACTGGTATGTCTCCTGAAGATTTAGACTTTGCAGGCGGTTCAACATTAGGGCCAACATTCGCAAAACAAGCTAACAGCCTTCTTAAACAAAGCAACAAAGCGACTGATTTAAACCTTTACACAATGTTAGCAAGTAGAGGGTTACAGTTTTTATTTGGTATGCTACCGCAACAGCAATGGAACTATAACCAACCTTTAAATCAAGAACCCGGTCAACCCAACGGCATGGGCGAGAGACAAGGAACAGGCACTGACAAGTTAAGTGGGAATGGTCCACAAAGACAATTTGATGATAAGAATGATACATCAGGGAATCAAAGAGTACAGACAAAACAATCAGAAGTAGGCACAACAGTAAACACTATTCCAGTACAGACAGCAGCCGCTACAGCAGATACCACAACATTAAACCCTGAAGAAGCAGCAGCAGCAGCCAAAGAAGAAGAGAAGAAAGCAGCAAGGCAGAGAGTAGGGTTAATGCAGATGAGAGCGATTGACCCTTTATTTATGGAAGGGTTGCCATCTATTTTTAGGAGCATGGCAAGATGAATTTAAAACCAGAGCAATACATTCAAGTATTCGAGAAGCTGAAGAGCAATAGAACTAATTGGGAAACTAACTGGCAGGATATAGTTGATTACTTCTTGCCGAATAGACTCGATATTATAGGTCAGACAACACCAGGGGACAAAGACACCAGAAAGATATACAATTCAACTCCTGTCAGGTCTGCGGTAAAGTTCGCAGCTAATCTTCATTCAACGCTTACGAATGTTAACACTCTTTGGTCAGTTTATGAGATGGTTGACGATGAACTAAACAAAGTTAAAGAAGTTAGGGAATGGTGTGACGATAACTCTAAAACAATGAAAACACTATTAAATACTTCTAACTTTCATAATCAGATGCACACGTTTTACCTTGATGTAGGAACTATTTGCACATCGGTAATGTATATTGAAGAAGATACTGACCCTAACACAGATTCAGTCTTTGTATTCGATACAAGACCGATTAAAGAGATATTTATATCAGAGAATAAGTTTGGTAGAGTAGACACTGTTTATAGAAAAATAGAGATGACAGCTCGGATAATTAAAGAAAGATGGGAAGAGGACACACCAGAAGCAGTTACAAAAGCTATTGAAGCACAAGAAGGCGAAAGTCCTTTTATGGTATTGCATGTTACACAACCAAGAGACAAAGCAAAGATTAAAGATAAACCCTTAAACTCCAAAGAGTTTCCTTTTGAATCTGTTTGGATATTCTTAGAAGGGGGTACAGGTGATACCCCAGAACTTTTAAAAGAGGGAGGGTATGAAGAGTTTCCATTTGCGGTGGTGAGATCCAGTAAAGCATCTGGTGAAGTGTATGGTAGGGGAACAGGTTTTGATAACCTTGATGATGCTAAAACGCTAAATTCAATGGTCAAATCTTTCCTGAGAGCAGGAGCAAGATCAGCAGAACCACCCTACCAAGCACCGGATGAAGGATTTATTGAAGGGTTTGACTTTTCTCCGAATGGCATGAACTATTTTGACTCTTCAGATACAAGCGGCAAGAATAGGATTGAGATTATACCGCAGGGAGGGCAGTTACCATTTACAAGAGAAATGATCAATGATGTTAAAGATGATATTAAAGAAGGGTTTTATCTTACTCAATTACAATTAATAGATGCCCGGGAGATGACAGCAGAGGAAGTTAGAACAAGAACAGCAGAAAACATGAGGGTAATATCTCCATTGTTTGGCAGGCTTACGTCAGAAGGCCTTGCGGTTATAATGTTTAGGTGTTACGCAATAGCACAGAGAGCAGGAAAGCTCAAAGAAGCTCCGGAAAGCGTGATAGGACAAGAGTTAAGAGTGCGTTATAAATCACCAATAGCAAGAGCGCAACAATTACATGAGGCACAAGCTATAACTCAGACGGTTGGAACAGCTTTAGGATGGGCAGAGATAAGACCGGATGTCCTTGATAATATTGATTTTGATGCAGCAATAGAAGAGATCGGGGATTTAGACGGAGCAACAAGCAAGATATTTAACGAC